TTACTGTACCTGCACCATCGTGAGCCGGTTGCCGAATACGGCGCCGGTATCGATAAAGTGCAAATTCGCCGCGCTCAGCGGCTTGCTTAGCGGCGTGTGGCCAAAATAGAAAGCGTCCGCGCCGCTGATAGCCTTGCCCTTTCCTTGCTGTACCTGTTCAACGCGGCTGCGGCTCCAGACGACTTTAAAAGGATCGACTGCCGCCTCCCACGCATAGCGTTCGGCCGGATAGTCTGCATGAGCGACCACCACCACGCTATTTTCCAGTTCCAGATGAATAATTAAGGGCATCAGGCGACAACGGCTGAGGGCATGTTTCGCCTCAATCATTTTCATGCCTTCCAGCTTGTAGAACCATTCGCCGCCGTTGCCGATCCACTGCTGATGTTCGCCCCGCGTGAGCGCCCCGATAGCCATCTCTTCATGGTTGCCGCGCACGCTGCGAAACCAGGGCTTATTCAACAGCGCCACGCAGCCAGGGCTGTCCGGCCCACGATCGATCAAATCGCCTACGGCTATCAGCAGATCCTGCCCGGCATCGAATCGCTGAGCCTCTAACTCTTCGTGCAGCATGGCGAGACAGCCATGAATATCGCCCACAATATAGATATGCCGCCATGCCGTGCCGTTAAGGTATTGATACACCATAGTTGCATCCTGAATGAAAATGACTGGAATGTTGACGGAATGTTCAGTTAACAGGCTCTAAAGTATAGTCTGTTAACTTATCAGGGAGCGGCAATAGCATGGAAACAGATCAACAGTTCAGTCTGATGCTGGCACTGGTTATCATCGGCGGCGCCTTGCTGCTGGAAGTCTTATTCAGGGCGCTGCATTTAGTGTTTATCGGCTAGCTGCCTTTTAGCGCCCGCGGGTTTTTGCGCAGGGAGGCAGACCAGTTGAACTCTTTGACCTCGCTTTCTTTGGCGGCGGCTGGCTTGCGAGGCTTTTTAGCCACCACGGCTTTGCTGGTCTCTTTGATTACGCGATCCTTCATTACCAGCCGTTTGGCCTCTTTCAGGATCTCTTTTTCTTCTTTTTGGGAAGGAACATGGCCTTTTTTCAGCGTGAGGGCTTTCACTTTAGCGTCAATCAGCTCTTTTTCGCTGTCGGTAAACTGATCGATCGAAATCTCTTTGCTACTTTTCATCAGGCTTGCTCCTGCCAGTACGCCAGACGCGTAAATCGCGTGGCGTGGAAACGGCAGCGTAGAGCTTTCATCTCTGATAAACAAGCCTGAAAGGTAAAGTATCGTGCTGAAAAGCACTTTCCCCGGTATCTGAAGAATAAACGTTCGGCATTTATTCATCCTTACCTCAGGCTGTCACCTTTTTTCGTCATGACGCGCTATCGCTCCCGGAGTCAATACGGCTCTTACACCGGCCAGAATCGATACCAGGCGGCAGATTTATTTGCTTAAAAGCGCGTGAGCCGTTAAACCACAGCCAAAAACGTACGGCACCCTGCCGCAGCGCGATTATGCTCCGAATAAAAATTCAGGTAAGCAGCAGAAAAGGATGGAGGATGAGATCGTGGACAGGCAGCAATCTTATATCTGCGGACCTCAGGCCCGCAGCGGGCCTGAGTAAACCTTATTTTTCCTGATAAGGATCTTTTTTATCTGCCTGGCTATCGTCACGAGTCCGCGGTACTTCACCGTGTTCATCAGGCGCATCTTTCGCCGGATAATCGTCTTCCTCGTAAGCATTACCAGCCGAAGGCGCGGCTTCCGGCAGACCTTTATGCACGTCGCCTTCATCTTTACGTTCTTTATTCGTGTCATGTTTAAACATAGCTGCCTCCTTTGGTTTGCAGTCAGTTAAGTGTAGTAGAGGATTTTTCTGTTAACGTTCGATAAAGAAGCAGGAAAGTTTTTCCACTCTGTTTTTGTCAGGGCGCGGCTGGCAATCAACAAACGCCAGGCTACGCTTAAGGCTCTGAATAGTTTTCAACCCACGGAAAATATTATGAAAAATTGCACTAAAGGTCTTGTCGCTCTGCTGGCCATTTTATCCCTGGCGGGTTGTATGAATCGCAGCAGCGCGGTAGGTAACGATGGCCGTCCTCACGCGCCAAGCGCGCAGTCCGTTCCGGGCGGTACCCTGGGCGCAGGCCCGGTAGGTCAGCCGCAGTCGTAATCAAGGCCGTCACGCTTTTCGATACCGGCTTCCCGCCGGTATTGTTTTGCAGAGGATCAGTGATTACCCCTGTTTTCTGAACGTTGTTTAAATGTGTTATAACTGTCAACCTACTAATAATGCGGATTTTATTTTTAATAACATCTGTTACGACTCATCAAAAATAATCTTTTTTGTGCTAATTTGCTTTTAAAAAGAAGCCCCGGCTTTATATGCCAAGGCCCGAACGCTAATTTAAGCCTGTCGAAAAACAAGCTTTATTCTGGTACGTTAATAACTAATTAAATACGCAGCGACGGCCAGAAGGCGTGCCGATAATGCGTGACATCCGCTGACAAACGACCTCAACCTGACTGCCCTTCTTGAGCGTTAAAGCCGTGTTTTTCTCAGAGTCCTGCATTTCCATACTGGCAGCCATAAACTGATTCGGGGTTTTCAGTCTGATAATAATGGCATCGGTAAAATCTTTATCGATAGACTGTACCGTGCCCGTTACGGCAATAAGTTTACCTTTCATCGCCTCATCTGTAGCAACTTCATTTGCTTCATAATCTTTAAAGAGTTTCGTGGCGGAAATACGGTAAACCTCTTTTTGAGGTGAAGACGCTGCTGCTGTGCCACCCTGCTGCGCCTGGCCGGCATTTGCAGCACCCTTACTCTGCTCGCCAGGGCCGGTAAGCGCGCGAACCACAATTAATGCAACGATGATGAAGAACACCCATTTTACTACTTTTTTCATTTTTCATTCCTTGTCAAAAAACACCATGTGTTTAAAAAGCAGACCAGCCGTCACTCATATTGGCAGACTGAAACTACAATAGTCAGAGGCTCTTATCGGCAACAGCATTGAAAAAATTAGGTTAAGTAGTAAAAAAATGCTGAAGGCGGTTGCACTAACGGATGGTGCCAGTGCCGCAAGCGGCTAATTTTTACTCGCTGACGTTTTGTTTAAATTATCAGCACCACTATGCAAACCGGCATTATTAAAAGCAACTTAAAATGTTAATGCGCCTGATTATTATTTTGACCTCGCACATTTTTATATAGCGCCTTTCACGCATCCAGACATGTCAGGTTAACCAGCCTTTTCAGGTAAGGACGGAGCCGTGCTTAGAGTAAGTAAGAGAATTCATGAGCTAATAAATTAGCAAGATAAGAATAAAAACTCAGCCCTGAAAGCTATTTTAAAAAATTGACCCGAACCATCTTAAAAAACAAAGCAGATTAAGGTATTCAGTCTTGTTGGGATCTGTTCCGGCAGACTGAGCATCGGGCAAAAAGGGCATGGTTTAGGAATTGTTTGGCCTCACCGGTTTCCTGAAGAAATAACAACTGGCCGCACTGACTGGCCGTGCCGGTCGCATCCGTTCATGGAATGCGCCTTCGGTCGGCGAGCTGGTGTTTGTTCTGTGCCTGCAGCAGCGTACCGCCGTCTGCAGAAACCAGCTTCGTGGCGATTTACCGGGACGGCAGCTGGCGGAGCAGCGCCGATCCTCGTGGCAAAACCGTCTCTGACGCGCGCAAATACCGCGAAAACTTCAGCCAGCGCGAAATTATGATTATCTGGCCGGACTTTATCGCCTGGAACACCACGGCCAACGCGTCCGAAACCGCCTGGGCCACGGCGCGCGCGCTGGGGTTGCGCGCCAGAATCGACAACGACACCGGCTGGCACAAAACGCTTTCTAACGTTGGCGTGAACGGCGTCACCGGGATTTCTGCGGGCGTCTTCTGGGACTTACAGCAGACCGGCACCGACGCCGACCTGCTCAACGAGGCCTGCGTGACCACGCTTATCCGCAAGGACGGCTTTCGCTTCTGGGGCAACCGCACCTGCAGCGACGATCCGCTGTTTGCGTTTGAGAACTACACCCGCACCGCGCAGGTGCTGGCCGACACGATGGCCGAAGCGCATATGTGGGCCGTTGATAAGCCGCTAATGCCGGTACTGGTGCCCATGCCAAAAGCAGCCGTTATATCTCACGCGAAACAAAAGAACGTTATCACCAGTGCCAGAATATTAACTCCAGCTGCACTTTCAAAACCCACGAAAGCATCGCGGGCATGATTGTCTCGCCAGGCCAGACTAACAAAGTACCGATCTTTACACACAACGCACATCAGCCCTCATTGCTACATTGATGCCGCCCGCGAAAGCGGGTTTTTTTATTTCCTTTTGATAACCATGATTGACCTTATCTCCTCTCGAACACTGCCCTTATCATCCCTTAATGTTTAAAATTTAAAAATCAAACATTTAATACTTTTTTTACATACAGTATTTTTGCCGTTTTTCTTTTTCAGGCGGCATCATGGCAATCAGAAAACAGACAGACGGCAAGTGGTTATGCGACTTCTACCCGAACGGGCGCGAAGGTAAGCGAATCAGGAAAACGTTTAAGACCCGTGCCGAAGCAATAGCTTATGAACGCTATCAGGCCGAGGAAGCAAAAGATAAGCCGTGGCTCGGCAAGAAGGAAGACAGCCGTAAACTGAGCGAATTAATTAGCCTGTGGTACAAGCTGCATGGCTGCTCGCTGGGCGATAAAAAGGGCCGATTGGGTAAACTGCATATTATTTGTCGAGGATTAGGTGATCCGATTGCCACCTCCATCACTGCTAGAGACTGGGCACACTATCGCGAGAGGCGGCTAAACGGACTAATTGAGAACGGCTATAAAACCAGTGAAAAATCTCTGAAGGTTAAAGTCGGTACGGTAAACCGTGAGCACTGCTTTTTAAGAGCGGTATTTAATGAGCCAGAGCGCCTTGGAGAAATCGACTACCCCAACCCGCTTAAAAATATTCGCGAGTTCGACGATCCTGAAAAAGAGATGGCCTGGCTCACCGACGCTCAAATCTTACGTCTGCTTGCAGCTTGTGAACTGCACGGCAACCCGGAGCTAACTTTGATAGTCAGAATTTGCCTTTCTACCGGTGCGCGTTGGAGTGAAGCCGCAGGACTAAAGGCAAGTCAGATATCCCCAAACAAGATTACTTTCATCAACACCAAAGGGAAGAAAAACCGCACGGTTCCTATCGGTGATAATCTGTATAACGAGCTTAAAGATAAAGAAGGCAAGTTTTTCTCTGAATGTTATCGCCAGTTTTATCGCGTAATACGTCTTGCAGAAATAACCTTACCAGAAGGCCCGATGAGCCACGTTTTGCCTCATAGCTTTGCCAGCCACTTTATGATGGCCGGTGGCAATATTGTGGTACTGCAACGCATCCTGGGGCATTCAGATATCCGTGTGACCATGCGCTATGCGCACTTTGCGCCTGACCATTTGGAAGAGGCCGTAACCAACAATCCGCTGGCAAGAATGGCGCTAAAAAGTGACTAAAATGTGTCCACATAGGTTCTTACAGGGGGTAATACGATACAACTGGATAGGTTTTAAGTGATTGATTTAACTATAATTCATTGTTTTAAAACCCCTGACAAAAAAAGACCAAATACTAATCAATTCTATATATATCATGAAGTTAGCCATTTAGATGGCGACAAAATGGCTAGGTTTATATCATCAGATATCCTATGTTAATCGAACCTGAATGTCATTGGTCACCGTAACAGCTTGCAAATTATTTTGATGGTGAATTTAAAAATGCTATAGCATGCATACATCCAAGGTAACCAAGTATTTTCCATAAAGAAATCATCAATCTTTTTGATTTTTTTTCAGCTTCAGATAAATATCCCTTGGTAAACACATCAACATCCTTTTTCCCTACTAAACCTTCTGACATTCTGAGGAAATTATTAAGTTTATCATCTAATTTCGGGCTATCTATCTCATGAGCGATAACATTTCTAAGTTTGTTTAGAGCATCTAATACCGGCCAAATATTTTCAGGAAAGTTAGCGTCTGGAATATGAGAACCAAACATTGCTTCAGCTAATTTCAATTTATGATTAAACGAAAGCTGGATACCTTCTATAGGTCTAGAGTTTTTACAGTGGAATAAGATAATATCATGCAGTAACTCCTCTATAAAAAGATGTGATTTGAGCACTAAAGAAACATCATCTAAATCATCAGTAAGGTGTTTAATATATCGATCAGAATTTCTTTTTATCATTTCATTAATGACTTCTTGATTGTTCATTTAAAATGCCCCTTAATGTTAATTATTTTAAAACTACCGACTCTCAAAAAATCATCTTAATAAATTAGACTGTTTTTAGTAACACCCTTCTACCTAAAAAGCCATTCATGGGGGGCTACCGCCTCTCCTGTACTTCTTAATATGATCTCCCCTTCAATACGTTCAATCCGGAATGTCCTAAATTTTTTCGCCGTATGACAGTAACCTTCGATATATCGACCATCAAAACTTTTCACATCAACTTCTCGAAATAGGCTCACACCTTCTGCATTTATATAGGTAAAAGCAATATTATTCAGCCCTTTTGATTTTGGGTCAAATACGTAGTCTTCTGATTGATAAGGCTGTTCATGTGCATCTATTTTTTCATCTCTATCAAAAAAACTCAGGGTTTTGTCATGCTCACGTAAAATGCCTTGACCGTCATTTTTTGGCTCTTTGTAAGTGAGATTACAAAGTAATTGTACTGCGGTTCCAATTGCCAGCATAATTAACACCATATAATATTGGCTTTCATCATCACCAGCTGTCCCTCCCCACGCAAGGAAGTAAAATCCACTGAGGAAAGATTTAATGAGTTTTTTTGCATTACTTTGCTGCTTGATACAAATACTGCGTACTGACCAGGCACCTAAAATTAATCCTGATAGCGCTAAAATAGTTCCCATGCTTTATGCCCTTTAGAAATTATAATCCATCGTCAACACTACCTTTCCTGCTGTAGTCACTTCGTCAGCACCACATGTAAAGTTAGAACCTTTACTTGAAACGCTGATCTTCTTTCCTGGTAAAAGCGCAATGTCGTAAATGTCGTACTTATCATCAATACCCAAAAGCCAGCGGCCATTACTTATTTCTTTAACTCCGAGATCAACTAACCACGATCCGGCATTGCTGTTTACAAAAGTCGGCTGAGCAAGATTATTTGGAATAAAACTTATATCCGCGTGCCATTCTCCGGCCTCTTCGAGTACACCTGATTTCAAATGCTTTTTAGGTATCCCATTTTGACTATGCATTACCCTTTCAGAAATTTGTGCTCCTTTACCAGTAGCCAACCACTGAAGCGAAACACCAGTATCAAGAGCACATGTCACAACAACATCACCCGGAAAGTAATCCCGTCTTACCCATGTGCTGACAGTCCCGGAGGATAATCCCAGAAGCTCACATAATTGCTTTTGCATAGAGAAACCATAGGCATCAAGGATTCGCCTAAGAACCGGCTTTCCTCCATTGGACATGATTTCATCGTATAAGGGTTTCCCCTTAATTAAAGGTTCAGAAGGTACCGAGTTTGCTTTTGCAAGCTCACCTGTCACAAGCCAATTAACATCACTTCCTGTATCAAGTGCACATTGCACGATGACATTACCTGGAACCTGCCCACGCTGTAACCAGCTGGCGACATTGCTCTTAGCAATCCCAAGTTTTTCGCTAAGGTCTTTCTGCATAGTAAAGCCATAAGCAGAGAGAATCCGTTCCAATACATCCGCCGCTACGGCGCTTTCAAGACGCATATTTTTACCTGAAATCGCAAATTTACGTTTACAGTTAAAATAAAGCGATCTAAAGTAGCTACACACCACATGTAACACGATAGAACACGTTATACCAACTGGAGATACTGCAATATGCATACTGAAAATGCAAACAGCCAGAACGCATTTGACTCTGCGCAGCCACAAGAATTCATTGCTCAGATTACTTCTGCTCTGATGCCTGCACTTAGCGCAGCAGTTAACGCTGCCGTAGACCGCGCAATAACCCTCAACACTTCACCTACCATGTCTAAGGAAGACTTCGCAGCAGCTAACGGGATAAGCAAATCTGTGCTGGAAAAATGGATCGCTAACGGCGTCATACTTTTAGCCCCCACTCCTACCAGTACTGTTACACGCATCATCAAATGTAAAAAGACTGGCAAGACACGTACTGACGTAATGGAAAAGCATGGCAATGCTCTGATTAACGTTGCCGCATGGCGTGAAAAGAACCGTCAGCAAGCCCTCAACTGTCGCTATATCAAACCATAACTTGATTATGCAAGCTCAAGGATCGGTAGCCATGTTTGATTTTCAAGTTTCTCAACAATCCCACTTCGAAAATGCGTGTCGCGCATTTGCTGCCCGACACAATATTCGTGAGCTGGCGGACAAAGTTGGCATGAATCAGCAGACTCTTCGTAATAAGCTCAACCCTGACCAGATGCATCAGCTAACGGCACCAGAAATCGCTGTGCTGACTGATGTAACTGAAGATGCAACGCTGATTGATGGTTTGCTGGCACAAATGAGGTGCTTACCGGCAGTACCGATGAATGAAGCTAAGGCCGAACGTATGACCCATTACGTTATGCAGGCTACAGCTGAATTAGGCAAAGTCGCCGCAGCAGCAGTATCTGGCGAACGCATGACGGCCTCGCGTACCAGCGCATTCATGGAAAACGTAAATGCTGGCATCCGCTGTCTCTCGCTAATTGGCCTGAGCGTCCATGCTCGTGTGCACTCAAATCCTGCTCTTGCTACAACCGTAGATGCGATCAGCGGTATTAGCGCTTCGATGGGGCTGAGCTAACGCTATGACAACAGTATCTATGGCTTCATTGCTGAAGCGTCAAAGTCCTTCAATGTCCTACGGCCACGGTTGGATCATGGGTGAAAACGGTAAACGCTGGCACCCTGTGTTTTGCACTAAGAATTTAAAAAGCGGTTCAAAGTTGAAAGAGGTGAGTCATGGCTATCGAAGCTGAAGCAGCACTGGCTGAAATAAGAACGGGCGCGAGAGTGGCCGGACTGAATCACGTTGCCGAGCTGCGCTCTAAATTTTGGGGCAACGACTGCGGAAAAGATATCACCCGCTTTTTTAATGAAATGCGCGATACCACTGACCGGAACTACCAGGAAAACAAGCGGGCATTAAGCGCTATTTTCTACCTGGCGAATATCAGGACTGAGCGGCATGAGCTTGATTTCAGTGAGCTTACCACTAATGAAAGAAGCGCGCTTATTCGTGCAATGAACCATTTTCGTGCAGTTGTGAGCTTATTTCCCAAAAGAATGACTCTACCCAACTAATCACCCTTATTAAAAAAATGACGTTAACCCGTCGGGCATTGCTTTGCCCGAATACAGGAAATTAAGAATGAAAAATTATTCAGAAGAAGTGAAAGCCGAAGGTTACGATCTACCGTTAAATACGATGCTGCACGATGCGCGAATGGAAGAACGCCGTGCCCGTGCCGAAGTAATGGTTTCCCGCCTGGTTGTACTTGCCTGGAAAATCCGTAGCGGTGAATTACATCATACGGAAGCTGCTGAACTCCTGACTCAAGAGGCCGAAAAGTATCAAAATCAGGCACAGGAGCTGCACTGATGGCCGACTCAATGGATCTGGTGCAGCAGCGCACCGACGAAATGCTGGCGCGCAACATTGCCCAGGTAATTTACCGCCCGGTAACGGTCAGCGCTTCTTTTTGCGAAGACTGCGACACACCTATCCCCGAAGCGCGCCGCCGCGCCGTTCAGGGCGTTATCCGCTGCGTGGCCTGTCAGAAAATGGACGAGCTGCAAAGCAGGCACCGCCAGGGCAGTACGCAATGATTCAGGAATACGCTTACCCGTGGAACGCTCCACGGGAAGCGATCGCCAGCCCTTATCGCACCTATGAAGAGGAGCACAGCCGCAGTCGGATGATTGCGGCTTTGTCACATGCACAGAATTTACTGGAAAAGCAGCCCACGCTCGTACAGCTGGATGTAAAGCGCCGCACCAGTGAGCTTGAGAAAACTCACGGCACAGCCCGTGCCAATGCGTACTTAACAAAAACATTCGTTGAGCGCACATTGCCACGCGTTGAAAGCGTCAGTTCGCAGTATCGACTCGGCGAAATGAATAGCGGCACCTTTGCGCTGTTGACCGGCAACGCTACTGATAAAACAGGCGCAGCCGGTGCGGCCGGTGCGGCCGGGACGCTGTGGGAGCTGATGAACCGTTTTAACCGCCTGCCGGATTTAGCCCGCGCCGACGTGGATTTGCTGGCCGGTGATATCGCCAGCTTTATCCTGGCGGAAATGGTGCAGGCGCACGGCCAGTCTGAAGATGAATCTGATTACAAATACACGCACCGTGTTTACATGACGGCAGCAACCATCACCCGCGAGCTGAAGCAGACCCCGCCGCTGTGGGAGAAAGTTACCGCGCGTATTTTTTGCCCGGAAGACGTGACGCCCGCCATTATGCGTATGCAGACCGAAAAATGGTGGAAGGGCCGCCTGCGCCGCGTGGCAGCCTCATGGCGTGAACACCTGCAAATCGCGCTCGCCAACGTCAGCAAAAAACACACGCCTTACGCCAGCACCATGACCGTAAACGAGTGGCGCGAGCAGAAACGCCGCACGCGTGAATTTCTGAAAGGACTGGAGCTGGAAAACGACGAAACCGGCGAGCGCATCAGCCTGATTAATAAATTCGACAGCAGCAATGCTAATCCCTCTATCCGCCGTTGCGAGCTTATGGCCCGCATTCGTGGCTTTGAAGATATCTGTAATGAAATGGGCTTCATCGGCGATTTCTACACGCTGACCGCGCCTGCCCGCTATCACGCCACAATCAAGACCGGCTACCGTAACCGCAAGTGGAACGGTGCCAGCCCGGCGGAAACGCAGCGCTATCTCTGTAACGTTTGGCAGAAGGTGCGCGCAAAGCTGCACCGTGAAGAAATCCGTATCTTCGGTATTCGCGTAGCCGAGCCGCACCACGACGGTACGCCACACTGGCATATGCTGATGTTCATGCGCCCGGAAGACGTGCAGCGCGTGCGGCAGGTGATCCGCGATTACGCGTATCAGCAGGACAGCCACGAACTGACCACAGACAAAGCCAGAAAGGCACGATTTCATGCGGAAGCCATCGATCCGGATAAAGGCAGCGCGACCGGCTATGTGGCTAAGTACATCTCCAAAAACATTGACGGCTATGCGCTCGACGGCGAGCTGGACGACGAAAGCGGCAAAGAGCTGAAGGAAACCGCGCCCGCCGTATCTGCCTGGGCGGCCCGCTGGCATATTCGCCAGTTTCAGTTTGTCGGCGGCGCGCCGGTGACGGTATGGCGTGAGCTGCGTCGTATGTCCGATCCGGAAACGGCGCACGGGTTAAGCATTGAATTCGCAGCCGTGCATGATGCGGCAGACCATAGCGTATGGGCTGATTATGTTAACGCTCAGGGCGGCCCTTTTGTGAAGCGTGCCGATCTGATAGTGCGTAACTGGTACGAAACAAGCACCGACACCAATCTGTATGGCGAAGAAATCACGCGTATTAAGGGCGTTTATGCCACGTCTGTTGGCGAAGATACCCCAATTTTAACCCGCCTCGCACAGTGGAAGATTGTGCCGAAACGTGCCGTTGAACTGGCTGTTGATTTTAAGGACGCGTCCGCGTCCTCTCGGAGTTCTGTCAATAACTGTACGGAAGGTTTGAGATCGCAGGATTCGAAACGGCCGGAAAGTGTTGGTGATCGTGACCTTTCAGCGTTAAGCCACAAGGAACGTCGGCGGCTGTTAGCCAGAATAAGGGCTGATATACCGGAAAAGAGGCATCTTCAGCTACGCCGATCTGACAAAACAGAGGCAGCGTGCGACAACGTGATCGGCCAGATACGCGATATTACCCGCGAAACCATCAGCCGGGCGGTCGCCGTGCGCCTTATTAGCGGTACAGAAACCAAAATCGACGGGCAGTGGTTCCGCAGTTCTGCCAGCGGTGAGCTTTTCAGGCCGAAAAAGCGCATAGAAGCGGAAAGTTTGTTAAGTAGGTTTGAGCGTCTCGCGTGCAGCGTAAAAGGTTGCGCAGAAACAGACTAAGCTGCCTGATAGCTCATAATAAGAGCAACAAATTTTAGTACCGAACGCTACTAAAGAAACTGAGGAAAATCCTTTTCAATCAGCCAGATGAAAGTTTGGTTTTTGCAGAATAATTTTCTTTCGCTACGCTTAAGTGTTTGATACTGTATAAATACACAGTACTTATAAAGGGGGGATTATGGAACCTGATGAGATCAAAGCTATGCAAAAAAAAATTTCTGGCATGCGGTTTATCGCTGAGCTGTCTTTGATAGCTAACTGCAAGCCTTGCGATCTTGAGCTGGCTCTTACTTTGATTGCCGATTTGGCAAACTCTGAGCCTTACAGTGAGGCCGACGAGAAAATTTTTTACGCTGCTAATTGAATTGTTATGAGAGTCGAAGTACATGGAGATCTCTGAATCGAGCTATGCATGCATAGAGTGCATGGATCTGCATTCGGATCTTTACGCACGATCTCCTCAACGGCACCAGTTATGGTGCCCTTCCCCGCTCTGTATGCAACTGCATTAAAAGCGATGAACAAAGCGGGCAGGCGTGGCGGGGATAGCATTGCGCGCGGAGGGGGTAAACATGTGTGCCGCAGGCTGCGTCAGCGCCCCGGAGGCGTGCGCAATGGTTTGGGGTGACAGAGAGGTGATTAAGCACGAGGGCCGCGCAAAATGCGTCTGAGAGCGTCTGGCATTGGCCGGAATCGATGTGGTACAGTTTTAACCAATACGGTTACCCATGTAAGGGAATGATATGGATACAACTGAGCAGCTAAACGGGACTTACTTTTACGGCGGCCTTACCAACCTGTCTGCCGGAGAGCTTTATTTCTGGATAATGATTGACGTGACTGCCGAGCACTTCAGCGGTGCAAAAGATATCCTCGCGCTGGCAGCGATCTATTCGGGACAAAATACGATTGACGTATCCGGCAAGCTAAACGGGGCGTCGAAAGGCACCTCTCATGCTTCGATTTATTCCCGCAAGCTATTACGCGATTACCGTCTTCCGTTCAGATTGCCTACGTGGATACAAAATCCTAAAAAGCCGCTTCAAATTAAAATGTTAATGACTCACAAGCTGGGGACGTTTGTCGGTCGCACAATCCCGGTTTTAGGCTGGGTAATTATGGCCGCTGATGTGGCGGAGATAGGCTGGAAAGCCACGGTAAAATACAACCGTATTGCCAATAAGGACGACAGGATATGGTAAGCGAGGATACAGAAAAGGCCGTATTTGCACTGGTTGAAGATTATAACGGCAGAAGTCTGTTCACGTTCAGGCGTTATAAGCTTGAGCTGGACACCGATCTGAACAACGACTTTCGCATGGATCCTCTCGACGCGTATGAGTTGCTGGAACGCTATGCTGAAAATTTTGGTATTGATCCCGGCACTATCACATTCACTGAATATTTCCCGGAAGATTTCAGCGCACCACATGATCCGCTGACTATCCGTCTGTTAGTCGAGTCTGCGCAGGCCCGACGCTGGCTGGGTAAATAATTAACGCCTGCAAAGGCAGGCGCTATATTTTCAGTTTGCTGCGGCTGCTTCCAGTGAATAGGGCCGGAACGCAATTACCTCTTCTCCGATCCAGTCGTTTAACTCCTTCAGCCTTTCCTGCAATGGCGTCAGCTCATTCCTGACGAACACCTGCGACGCCTTCACCGCATCCCCGAACCCGCCGGAGTTGTCCGGGATAATCCCCATCATTTGCGGCGGCACGCGGTGCGCGCTTAACAGGTCGTCACGGCTGGCCTTTTTGATGTTAAAGAAATCATCCTTTGTTGCCACCTCGCTGAGCGGCAGGATCTTGATGCCGTCCGGCTTGCCGTTCGGCGCGTACATAAACAGGTTGCGGAAGTTGCCCAGGCCTTTGGTGTCGCGCATTGCCTGACGCATCCGATCCACGTCGCTGGAACTCTGCGCCGCGTCGGTCATATACAGGATGTAACCGGCATGCGCCCCGTTCTGGTAATACTTGCGGCGAAACAGCGTGGCCGCCTCGTTGAGCCAGGCGGAATTAAGCGCGCTGAGGTATTCCGGCAGGCCGTACAGCTCCTGATTAATGTCCGGCTCAATCAGGTGAAACACGCTGCCGGCCGCAAACTGGTGCGGCTCCTTCCAGTCGTTCACAAACCAGTATTCCCCGTCCTTCACGCCCTTGCGGGTAAATTTTGCCGGGGTGGTTTCCAGCCTGAACGGCTTGCCGAGGCCGTTGCGCCGCAGCTCGGCAAATGCATTCCCGAACACCAGATAATCCAGCGCAAACTTACTAAATTCCTGCTGACTTAACATCGGATGCGGGATAAAGGTCGAGGCCAGGATATTGCGCTTAACGTAGATAGGCGAGCTGTGATGCACCGCCGAACGCAGGCTTTTCGCCAGCCCGTGAAAGCTCACCGGCGGCTCGTACCAGCGCCCGTTTCCGATGCACTCCGCGTAATCCAGAATATCCCGCTTATCCATGACCGGCGTCGGCTCGCCGAAGGTAAAAGCCTCGACCGGCTGCGGCGCGGCCGGTGCCGCTGGTGCTGCCTTGAATGCCTTACGGCTGCGTTTTTTCATCAGTAAAATTCCACAAAAGAAGGGTTAGCGCCGCCGCTGGCGGCGGTCAGCGGTTCGTTTAACAGCGCGTGCATGATGGCCCAGGCGACGTCCGCGTGGCTGGCGTCCTCGCTGCGGCTCGCCTCGTAGGTTGAGCGGTTGCCGCTGGCGGTCATGGTTTTGCGGATAGCCATAAAAGATTGTGTTATGTCGGTGCTTCCCGCGTCGTACTCCAGGCGACCGCTGCCAATGGTGTCTTTGGCCTTCAGCACCATCCCGGTTTTGACTTCCGGCGAGTAACGGATCTCGCGTGCCGCCGGGTAGAACTGCCGTACCAGCTGAAAAACGCCCTGGCCGATGCCGGTGGCATCCACGCCGATATATTCGACAGTGTATTTTTTCGTTAAGTTTTCAATGGATTTCGCCTGCGCGGCAAAGTCCATGCCGCGCCACTGGTGATGCTCCAGCACGCGAAACTTGCCGCCCGCGACCAGCGGCGGCGCAATCACGGCACAGCCCGCGCTGTCGCCGGTGTGCGACGGGTCATAGCCAATCCACACCGGGCGGAAATCGAACGGGCGCAGCGCGTAAGGGTTAAAGTCCGTCCATTCTTCCAGACTGTCGATCATGCAGGTCTGCAGCTCGGCAAACGGGAACACGCTTGCCTCGTCGTCAACAAACTCACACATTAAAAGGTTCTGATATTCCGACGGGCTGTATTCAAGCGAAAGCTGGTCCAGGTCAAACAGGTTACAGCCGCCGGTCAGCGCGTCCTCAACGGTGACAATCTGCCGCCACTGGCCGTCGCCGCACACCGCACCTTTTGCGAGATGCGAGTGCGACAAATCCAGCTCGATGCGGTCGCCCTTACTGCGGCGTCCCTTATTGAATAATTCGCCCGACCAGAACGGATAGGCGCTGTGCGACAGGCTCGACGGCGTGGAAAAGTAGGTGGTGCGCCATTTTTTGTGCAGCGACATGCCGCTGGCGACCTTGCGCAGCTCCTGGAATTTCGGGATCCAGAAATATTCATCCAGATAGAGGTTGCCGGTGTAGCTCTGCGCGGTGCGCACGTTCGTCCCCAGGAAAATCAGGCGTGCGCCGTTCGGCAGCACAATCGGATCGCCCTTCAGGTCAACGTCAACCTGCCGGGCAAAGTCGATGATGTAATTTTTAAAGACGTGCGCCTGGGCCTTGCTGGCCGACAGGAAAATCTGGTTGCGTCCGGTGGTCAGCGCATCAATCAGCGCCTCGCGGGCAAAGTAAAACGTCGCGCCAATCTGGCGGGACTTCAGGATATTGCGGATGCGGTGATCCAGCCCGGCTTTATGCCAGTTAAGCTGATACTGAAAACAGTTATCCATAAACAGGCCGGTCAGCTTGTCGGTCTGCTCCTCGCTGAAGACATTTTTAATGACCGGCTGGCGCTCGCCCCTGTTGCGGTTGCGCACGTTCGGGTTTAAATCCGCCTCGTTACCCGAACTGCGGTAGCGCTCGACGCGGGCCAGGCGTTCTATCTGGCGGCCCAGCGCGTCTATCTCCTTGTAGTCCCCGTTCCCCTTTACCTCTTTCATGATGAGCTGGATTAACCGCGCCTCCATGCTGGCCTCGACGCGACTGATGGGCGCGATATCTTCCCATGCGTCGCGCAGCTTCCAGCTCTGCACGGTCGGTGTTTTCTGGCCAAGCGTCTCCGCAATCTGGCGCACGGAATATCCCTGCCAGTAAAGCAGCGCAGCCTGACGGCGCGGATCGCTGATGGTGGTTTGTATTTTCATAACGACAAGGCTACCGGGGTGCAAAAAGGCGCGCCCGCTGAGCCTGTTTGCTGATGGCTGAGCGGGCTGGCTTTCGTTGAGCGGATGGCCCGTGGCGGTGAAACTGGCCCCGACCTGAACGAACCCACAACCGGAGCCTGATTAATGGCAACTAAAGCAAAGCGTTTTCGTATCGCAGTGGAAGGCGCAACCACCGACGGCCGCGAGATTTCCCGCGACTGGATTTCCCAGATGGCGGCGAACTATGACCCGGCGATGTACGGCGCGCGCATCAATATGGAGCACATCAAGGGCTATACCCCCGACAGCCCGTTTCGCCGCTATGGCGACGTCACCGCCCTGAGCGCGGAAGAAATTGCGGACGGCCCGCTGAAAGGCAAGCTGGCGCTTTACGGCGAAATTAACCCGACGCCGGAGCTGGTTGAGCTGACCAAAGCCCGCCAGAAAATCTACACCTCGATTGAGGTCAATCCGAAGTTTGCCGACACCGGCGAGGCGTACCTGATAGGACTTGCCGTCACCGACGACCCGGCGAGCCTCGGCACCGAAATCCTGAGCTTCAGCGCCAGCGCCGCCGCTAACCCGCTGGCGTCCCGCAAGCAGCACAAAGACAACCTCTTTACCGCCGCTGAAGAAACGCTGATCGAGTTTACCGAAGAGGCCGATCCGGCGCCGTCGCTGCTGGCCCGCATCACCGCGATGTTTTCCGCGAAAACTAAAACCGCTGACCTGCAGTTTGCCGACGTCAGCGCGGCCGTTACAGCCGTGGCCGAGCAGGTGCAGCAGAACGGCGAGGCGCAGGCGCAAAACCTGTCGGCGCTGGAAACGGCCTTAACTGAGAGGCTCGACGCGCTTGAGCTGCAGGCCGGGGAAGACCGCACCGCGTTTACCGCGCTGCAGGCACAGCTTGCGAAAACAGACGGCGGCTTTTCCCGTCGCCCGGCTTCGACCGGCGGCGATAGCACCGCCAGCGTGCAGACCGACTGCTGATTTCCGGCGTGCAGATTGGCCGCTGATTAAAACATTTAACTGAATACAGGAGCGCAAATGCGCCAGAACACCCGCTTTAAATTTAACGCTTTCATGACCCGCCTGGCGGAGCTGAACAACGTCGAAACCGGCGACATGAACAAGAAATTCACCGTTGAGCCAGCGGTGACGCAAACGCTGATGAACCGCGTGCAGGAGTCGTCGGACTTCTTAACGCGCATTAACATCGTGCCGGTGTCCGAAATGAAGGGCGAGAAAATCGGGATCGGCGTGTCCGGCTCGATTGCCAGCACCACCGACACGGCGGGCGGCGACGAACGTGAAACCGCCGACTTCTCCGCGCTGGACAGCACCGGCTACGAGTGCGTGCAGGTTAACTACGACTTTCATATCCGCTACAACACGCTTGACCTGTGGGCGCGCTATGAAGATTTTCAGGCCCGCCTGCGTGACGCCATCATCAAGCGCCAGTCGCTCGACCGCATCATGATCGGCTTTAACGGCGTGTCGCGCGCCAAAACCTCCAACCGCGCCAAAAATCCGATGCTGCAGGACGTGGCGGTTGGCTGGCTGCAGAAGTACCGCAACGATGCGCCGGAGCGCGTGATGAACAAAACCACGGCGGAAGACGGTACCGTGACCGACGGCGTGCTGATTGGTAAGGGCCGCACCTACGCCAACCTTGACGCCGTGGTGATGGATGCAACCAACACCTTGATCGAGCCGTGGTATCAGGAAGACCCGGAGCTGGTCGTTGTCTGCGGTCGTCAGCTGCTGGCCGACAAGTATTTCCCGCTGGTTAACCAGGCGCAGGCCAACACCGAGGCGCTGGCGGGCGATCTGATTGTGAGCCAGAAGCGTATCGGCAACCTGCCCGCCGTGCGCGTGCCGTACTTCCCGGCGGACGCGATGCTGATCACCCGCCTGGACAACCTGTCGATTTATTTTCAGGAAGGCACGCACCGCCGCATGATCGACGAGGTGGCGAAGCGCGACCGCATTGAAAACTACGAGTCCATCAACGAGGACTACGTGGTGGAGGATTACGCAGCGGGCTGCCTGATTGAAAAAATCACCTTGTCCGACGCGCCTGCAGCAGCGACACCGGCGGCATAACGCATGTTAAGCCCTGCCCGACGTCACCTTATGCGCCAGCAGGCGGAAGCGGCCTCGCAGCAGGCCAGCAACCCGCTGCGCCACGCCAACGGCTACGAGCTGATGCTGCTGAAGCTCAACGACGACAAGCGCCGCCTGAAGAAAGTACGCTCGCAGGAGCGCAAGGCGGAACTCAAGCGGCTGATGCTGCCTGAGTATCTGCCCTGGGTGGCGGGCGTGCTGGCGAAAGGCAAAGGCGCACAGGACGCCGTGCTGATGACCGTCATGATCTGGCGGCTGGATGCGGGCGACGTGCCGGGCGCGCTGGAAATTGCCCGGTACGCGCTTCAGTACGGGTTAGTGCCGCCGCCCGGCTTTAAGCGCGACGCGACCGCCTACCTGCTGGCCGAAGAAGTGGCCGACGCGGCGACACGCGCCTGGACGCTGAAAGCGCCGGTTGATACCGGGCCGCTGCTGGCGACGCTTGAGCTGACGAAATCCGCAGACATGCCCGATCAGGTGCGCGCCAAGCTGCACAAAATCACCGGGTACGTGCTGCGCGATGCGGGCAGGGCTTTGGATGCGATGGAACACCTTACACGGGCGCTGCAGCTGCATGACGGCTGCGGCGTCAAAAAAGACATTGAGCGGCTGGCTACTGACCTGAAAAAGCAGGCCCTTGCCCGCCGCTGACCGAACGCGCCCCGCGCCGGGCGGCAGAACGGTAATGCGCTTTCAGCGTCTGCGCCGTTCTCCACCGCCCACCTATTTTAAGGCCGACTATGAACACGATTGTGATACCCGCCCCGCGACCGGCAGACGATGCCGAGCCGCCGGTAAAGAACACCTTTTTCTGGCCTGACGTGAACCTGCAGCAGCTGCGCAACACGCTGCGCTATGAGGGCACCGTGACCGCGCAGCGCCTGCGCCTTGCGGTAAAAACGGCAATTTCAGAAGTAAACGCCGAGCTGTACGACTGGCGCGCCGAACAGATGGCGGCGGGCTTTACTACCCTGGCCGACGTTCCGGCGGAAAGCTTCGACGGCGAAAGCGAAAAGGCCACGCACTATTTTGCCGCCGTCAGCGCCCTGACCGGCGCCGCGATTGTTGAGCGCTATCGCGGCTATGACGCCAGCGGCAAAAAAGGCGCCGAAGTGGAGGCGAGCGCCGACGAGTACTGGCGCGACGCGCGTTTCAGCATCAGCCGCATCGCCGGGCGTTCCGGCTGCATCGTGAGCCTGCTGTGATTATTTACGCGCAGCAGGGCGACACCGTAGACCAGATTTGCTGGCGGTACTACGGACGCACGGCGCAGGCCGTCGAACGGGTTTATGCCGCCAATCCGGGGCTGGCCGAAAGCGGGCCAGTATTAATGCACGGCTGCGAGGTGACGCTGCCCGACCTGCCCGACGCCGCTGCGGATGAAACCATCAACCTGTGGGACTGAAAAAGATGGAGAAAATCAATTCGCTGGTTAACTACCTGCTCGGCCTGGTGCTGATGTGGTTCGGCCGCCACACGCCGCAGGATATCGCCTTTATGGTCGGTTCCGGCGTCGCCGTCGTAACGCTGGTGATGAATGTCGCCACGTTTTTTATCAACTGGCACTACCGCCGCAAGACCTACGAGCTGCAGCGGCAGGGGGTGAAAATTGAAAGCCGCTAAACACTGCGCCGTGCTGGCCGTGCTGGCAATTGCCTCGCTGCTGCCGCAGTTCAAAACCCTGAAGATATCCGACGGCGGGCTACGGCTGATTGCCGACGCCGAAGGCTGCCGCACCTCGCCTTACCAGTGCAGCGCGGGAGTCTGGACAAACGGCATTGGCCATACCGCAGGCGTGACGCCGCAAAGCCACGTCAGCGAACGGCAGGCCGCCGTTAATCTGGTATATGACGTGATGCGCGTGGAACGCGGGATTGACGCCTGTATGCCCGCCATGCCGCAGCCGGTTTACGATGCGGTGGTGTCGTTCGGCTTTAACGTGGGCGTGCGTGCGGCCTGCACCTCAACGCTGGCCGGGTTTGTTCGCCGGGGCGAGTGGCAACGCGCCTGCCTGCAGCTTGACCGCTGGGTATACGTGAACGGCGTCAGAAATGCCGGGCTGGAAAACCGCCGCCAGCGTGAAAAGGCCTGGTGCTTAAAGGGGGCGTCATGATCCGCCTGTTAACGGCACTGCTGGCCGTGGCGCTCGTCGCGCTGGGCCTGACCGGCTGGCGGCTGAATGCGACAAACAGTCACCTCACCGACGCGCAGCGCATTATCGGCACGCTGTCCGCCGGAATAGAAAGCCGCGATAAGGCGATCACCCGCCTGAACGACAAGGCAAAAGCGGGCCAGAAACGCGAGGCCGCGCTGCGCCTGCTGCAGGGCCGCGCCAGTACCGCCGCCCTTAACCGTGAACTGACCATACAGAGGGAAACCGATGCGAATCCGACCTTACGCAGCTGGTCTGCTGCTGCTCTGCCTGCTGACGTTATCCGGCTGCAGTCGCGGCCCGCATTCAACAACGCCCGCGATTATCTGGACTGGCTGTCCGCGCGTGACAAGCTGCCCGCTGCCCGGCAACAGCCTGCAGACCCAGGGCGATTTAGCGGCGGATAACCGCCAGTTAGAGGCTGCGCTTGCGTCGTGCGGGCTGCAGGTGGAAATCATCAAAGAATGCCAGGAGCAACACGATGGAGAAACCGACACAGCTGCGCCGGGCGCTGACCGACAGCGTGCCGCTGCTGCAAAGAAACCCTGACGGGCTGAATATGTTTATCGACGGCGGGCGCATTGCCTCGACGCTCGCCAGCTCGCTGTCGTTTGAGTACCAGTATCAGCTTAATCTGGTGATCACCGATTACGGCGACGATATCGATCTGATTATGGTGCCCTTGCTGGCCTGGCTTCGTGAGAACCAGCCGGACATTATGGCGACCGAAGAGAAGCGACGCACCGGCTTTACTTTTAAGGTTGATGTGTTGAGCGACACGCTGTGCGATATCAGTATTGACCTGCAGCTGACCGAGCGCGTGATCGTGAAGCAGGAAGGCGACGCGCTGCACGTCACCCACGCGGGTGAAAACCCGCCGCCGGATAACGTGTCACGGCCAACGCAGCTTTATGCGGGCGGCGAGCTGGTCAGCGGGCTGCAGCTGTGAACGGGCTGGAGGCGTTCGACGCCAGGCTAAACGCGCTTATCGGCAACCTGTCACCGGCGGCACGTAAGGAAATGGCGCGCACCATCGCAAAGCGCCTGCGTGCCGGGCAGCAGCAGAATATCAAATGCCAGCAGGCACCGGACGGCACGGCGTTTAAGCCGCGCAAGGCACCGGCGCGCAAAAAGAAAGGCCGGATAAAGCGCGAGATGTTCGCAAAGCTGCGCACGGCCAAATACATGAAGGCAAAAGGCACCGCCGACGACGCCGTGGTGGAGTTTGCCGGGAACGTGCAGCGCATGGCCCGTGTGCATCACTACGGGCTGCGCGACCGGCCAGCCCGTGGGGGGAAGGAAATTCAATATGAGGTGAGGCCGCTACTCGGTATTAATGATAAACATCGGCTGCAAATAAATGAATGTATAATAAATGCATTAACTGAAAATATCACTTAGCTTTTCCTTTGAATGATCCTATTAATGATGCTAGGTGCTCAATACCATCAAAGGTAGATGGTACTTTGTCTTCTGATGCCATTATGTTAGAGAAAATAACATCTTCAAACTTGTTAAGTAAGTTACTATCTTTAGATTTAATAGTGAAACTGTACTCCGCATAACTTTGTATGAACTGGCATAGACTTTTCCGTAGCTCAATTTGCATTATTTGAGAGCGAATAGAATTGTAGTTTGATAAAGCGACGCGGAAGTAATATATCAAGATAACCATTAGTGAAATGGCAGGTAAAAAACCTACCAGGTCGTAAGGACCTGAAAGCTTTCTACCCGGAAAAAAGAAATACAACGACTCCATTAGAATCACTGTCGGTAAGATAACCCCCAAGGCGATAAGAACCGCTCTAGCCCAACCCAATTGGTTGTTTTTAGCATTACCTAAAGATTCAAATCCTTTATATAAACCAACAAAATTATATGCATCTTTTTGCTCTTTTAGTGTCTTTCGCAAGTTTTCGACAGCATCTTGCCTTTCCTTTAAATCCTTATTCCAGTCAGTTATTAATTGTTCTGCTTCTCTTTTAGCGCTAACGTAATCTCTAAGAAGGTTAATTTCATCGCCATTAATTAACTGTTTAAAAAGCGATGTCGTCATATCTTGCAAAGCGTATCTGACTTGCTCCCTAGCTCCAGAAGAAAATTTATCTATATTTTCTCTGGCGAAATCCCTTATCTTTTGATAGTCAGGTGAAAATTCTTCAGGTTCCGAGAGGTATTCTTCTATAAAAAAACGGAATAGGCTTGCAAAGACGTAATCAGCCCCTTTGTCACTGATATCAGCATTGATAAGCCGACTATAAAGCTTTTGGGAAATATGCCGAATGTTAAATTGTGTTTTTTCATCCCATATGCGTGGATTAGTTGCCATGATCGTCAGGAGATATACTATGGTTTCATTCCTTTCTGACTGAAAAAGGTTTAATTCAGCAGGTTTTTCTAAAAGAAAACGATAGGAATTAATAGCATTTTTAGTATCTTCAGTGTCAAAAAATTTTTGCATAAAGTTCTCAGCTTAATTTAGCAGGGTGTTTGTTCATAAATAGTTAAACAGTAACGGATTGCTGATACTAGTTCAGGACTACATTATGCATTTATGAACTCACAAATCCCAGAAATCCTGCGCCTGCTGCGCAACCTGATCCGCATCGGCACAGTGTCCGCCGTCAATCTTGACGACGGGCTGTGCCGCGTGGATACCGGCAATAACACAACCAACTGGCTGCACTGGCTGGCCGCCCGTGCCGGTCGCACCCGTTTATGGAATGCGCCATCGGTCGGCGAGCAGGTGCTTATTTTGTGCCTGGGCGGCGAGCTGGATACCGGCTTTGTGCTGCCGGGCGTGTTCTCTGACGATAACCCGGCCCCGTCCGCCTCGGCTGACGCGCTGCACTGGTCGTTTCCCGACGGCGCGGTGATTGAATACGAGCCGGAAAACGGCGCGCTGAAAGCAACCGGCATCCAGACCGCAACCATACAGGCCGCCGTCAAAATCATGCTCGACTCGCCCGAGGTGGAATGCTCGGCGCTGCTGAAAACCGCCACGCTGGAAGTCACCCAGGGCGGCACGATGAAAGGCGACGTTACGCACAGCGGCGGCAACTTCAGCTCTAACGGCATCACCGTTGATTCCCATAAACACGGCGGCGTGAAGTCCGGCGGCGACACGTCGGGAGGGCCGCAGTAATGGCCGTGCGATATTCCGGCATGAGCCGCGATACCGGCGGGTCGCTGACCGACCTTGATCATATTCGCCAGTCGGTGCGCGACATTTTGTTAACTCCGGTCGGTTCCCGCGTGATGCGTCGCAGCTACGGCTCGCTGTTATCCGCCTTGATTGACCAGCCGCAAAACGAGGCGCTGCGCCTGCAGATTATGTCGGCCTGCTATATGGCGATTTTGCAGTGGGAGCCGCGCATCAGGCTGACCGGCATTTCCTACGAATCCGCGTTTGACGGCGGCATGGTGGTGGAAATCACCGGCAGCCGCACCGATACCGCGCAGGATTTTTCCTTAACCGTTCCCGTGAGCTGATATGGCAACTATCGACCTGAGCCAGCTACCCGCGCCCGACGTGGTGGGAGTGCTGGACTATGAAACGTTACTCAACGAGCGCAAGGCCACGCTGGTATCGCTGTATCCGGCGGAGCAGCAGGACGCCGTTGCGCGTACGCTGGCGCTGGAGTCCGAGCCGGTGGTGAAGCTGCTGCAGGAAAACGCCTACCGCGAGGTTATCCTGCGCCAGCGCGTCAACGAGGCGGCAAAGGCCGTCATGGTGGCCTATGCCCTGGCGGATGATTTAGACCAGCTCGGCGCAAATAACGGCGTTACCCGCCTGACGCTGACGGCTGCCGACGATACCGCAACCCCGCCGACCGCCGCAGTGATGGAAAGCGACGATGATTTCCGCGTGCGCATTGCCGCCGCCTTTGAAGGGTTGAGCGTGGCCGGGCCGTCCGGCGCGTATGAGTACCACGCCAGAAGCGCCGACGGCCGCGTGGCGGATGCGTCTGCCATCAGCCCGTCGCCCGCCTGCGTCACCGTCACCGTGCTGTCGCGTGAGGGCAACGGCGAGGCGGCCGCTGACCTGCTGGCCGTGGTGGATGCCGCCTTAAACGATGAAGACGTGCGCCCGGTGGCCGACCGGGTAACGGTGCAGTCGGCGGCGATTGTGGATTACGCCGTGGAAGCGGTGTTGTACCTCTATCCGGGGCCGGAAGCCGAACCCATACGAGCCGCTGCCGAGGCAAAACTTGCCGCCTTTGTCAGCGCGCAGGCCCGCCTCGGCAGGGATATCCGCAAATCGGCGCTTTATGCGGCCCTGCACGTTGAAGGCGTGCAGCGCGTGGAGCTGACACAGCCCGCCGCCGACGTGGTGCTGGATAAAACCCAGGCCGCGTACTGCACCGGCTACGGCATTATGGTCGGGGGTTCGGATGAGTGATCGCCTGCTGCCGTCCGGCTCGTCGGCGCTGGAGGTGGCCGCCGCCGAAGCCTGCGCCACGATTGAGGCCATTCCGGCGCCGCTGCGCCAGCTGTGGAACCCGCAAACCTGCCCGGTGGAGCTGCTGCCATACCTCGCCTGGGCGTGGTCGGTTGACCGCTGGGACGCGGGCTGGAGCGAGTCCACAAAGCGCGCCGTGGTGTCGGCCTCGCAGTACGTGCATAAGCATAAGGGCACGCTCGGCTCGATCCGGCGCGTGGTGGAGCCGCTCGGCTACCTTATCCGCATCGTTGAATGGTGGAAGACCGGCGGCGAGCCGGGCACGTTTCGCCTCGACGTGGGCGTGCTGGATACCGGTATTACGGAGGAAATGTATAACGAGCTGGAGCGCCTGATAGCCGACGCGAAACCGTGCAGCCGCCACCTTATCGGGCTGTCGATTAACCTCGACGCCAGCGGCGCGCTGCCGGTTGGTGCCGCCTGCTACAGCGGCGACGAGCTGACGGTTTACCCCTATACCCCTGAACTTATCAGCGTCGGCGGGCCGGTTTATTCCGGCGCGGCGGTGCATCTTATTGACCTGACGGAAGTGAGCACATGACCACGAAATATTTTGCCCTGCTGACCAGCCAGGGCGCGGCCAGGCTGGCGAACGCTGCGGCGCTCGGCACAACGCTGCAGATTACCGAAATGGCCGTGGGCGACGGCGGCGGCACGCTGCCCACGCCCGATGCGGCACAAACCAGGCTTATCGGCGAAAAGCGCCGGGCCTCGCTGAACGCGCTGACGGTTGACGCGGCCAACAGCAGCCAGATTATTGCCGAGCAGATTATCCCCGAAAGCGAGGGCGGCTTCTGGATCCGGGAAATCGGGCTGTTTGACGCCGACGGCGTGCTGATTGCCGTGGCTAACTGCGCGGAAACCTACAAGCCGCAGCTCGCCGAGGGCAGCGGCCGCACGCAGACGGTGCGCATGATTTTAATCGTCAACAGCACAAGCGCGGTCACGCTGAAAATCGACCCTGCCGTGGTGCTGGCTACGCGGCAGTACGTCGATAACGCGGTGATTGAGGTAAAGGCGTATGCCGACAAGGCGCTGGCCGCGCACGTTGCGGCAGCGAACCCGCACGGCCAGTATCTGCAGACGGCCAACGCGCTGGCAGAAATTAAGGACGCCGGACTGGTTGCGAAAGCACTTGCCGCGCTGGGCCTGGGCGACGGGTCGGCGGTGCCGGTTGGCGTACCTCTGCCTTATCCGGCGGCAACCGCCCCCGCTGGCTGGCTGAAGTGCAACGGCGCCTCGTTCAGCGCCACGACCTATCCGCTGCTGGCGAAGGCCTATCCGTCGCTGAAGCTGCCCGACCTGCGAGGCGAGTTTATTCGCGGCTGGGACGACGGGCGCGGCGTGGATACCGGGCGCGCCGTTCAGTCCTCACAGTTAGATGCGATGGGGGTTGGCTACGCGTCTAACGGCCTGACGGTTAAAAGTCTTTTGGTACTTACCAGCCGGGCAGCCCAAAGCTCTGATGCCATTAACGGCATTGCTGACGGGAGCAATTTTTCTGACGGCACCGGCACATCCGTCACGCGGCTGGTTATTCGCTCTGCTGCTGAAACCCGCCCGCGCAATATCGCGTTTAACTACATCGTGAGGGCCGCATAATGGCAACGATTACCCTGGATAAAAACGGCCTGGCAAAAGCGTCCGGCACGCTGACCGTTTATAACTACGACAGCCTGAGCGGCGAGTTTACCGGCGCAACGGATGAATATTTACCGCAGGGCGTGGGCGTTCCGGCGTGCGCCTGCAGCAGCGCGCCACCGTCTGCAGAAACCGGCTTTGTGTCAATTTACCGGGACGGCGGCTGGCAGACCGTGGCCGATCGCCGGGGCGAAACGGTTTATTCCACGGCGGACGGCTCGGCGACAGCAATCACCGCGCCGGGCGATTACCCGGCAGGCACCACCACACAGGCACCGGCAACCGCCTTTGATAAGTGGGATGGCGAAAAATGGGTAACGGACGGTGACGCGCAGCAGGCTGCAGCGGTGAGCGAAGCCGAAGCGGAAAAGGCAGCGCGCATCAGCGAAGCCAACACCACGACGCAGGCGTGGCAGACGCAGCTCAGGCTCGACATGATCACCGATGCGGATAAGGCATCGCTTACCGCGTGGATGAAGTATGTGCAGGCTGTGCAGACTTTAGATCTATCAACCACAACAGATATAGAATGGCCAAGCAAACCTAATTAAAATTGCGGGATGCTTATATGGCATCCCTTCACATACTATTTATTATAAAAAGCGACAGCTATTAAATAAATCGAGAATATCCCTATGAAAACTATCGCAAAAAACACATCAAAGAGTGCTTTTTTGAAACTGAAATAACTTCTTTTTTCTGCAAGAAGTTTTTCATCAATGATGTTATAATCACGAGATAATTCCGATATGATGTGCCCTATGTATACATGGTTTATAAGGTTTGCTGCAAGGCTGAGTTGAAGTTTACTTAATAAATCTTTATTTTTAATTTCAATAACTACCTTTGCAGGCATTAATGCTCTTATAGATTTAAATGCGTCATTGTTTTGCTCAATGATATAATCAGTGGGGGTTGTGTCACGAAGCGCTCTTTCTAAATTAAGCATTGGGATCGTGAACTCTTGTAAATCATTTTCATTAATAGAACCAGATGAGTTAAATTTCTCAGAGGCGGTTTTTATCGCATCGGAAGCTTTTTCTAATAAAGGCGCTAATGTCGCCACTTTAGCTCTTGCTTCAGATGTACGATAATTTATTAAACCCCAAAGAAATAAAAAAAAGGGGATGCTTGCTAAGAGAAGTTTTTTGAATTGCTCTAAGGTTTCTTCGCCTTTTTTCTCTTGATTTTGAACTACCGCTTCTTTTTGGTTGTCATTTATTTTCTGTAGTTGTGTTTTTATTTCAGAAAGAATGGAAGCCATAATGGAAAAGTTTTTTTCAGAGTTGTATTGTAGATCAAAAGGAAGGCTTAGAGATGTATCGCCTATATTATTAAATGTATAAGAGGTGTTTGGTGAGTGATTCAAGGTTGTGCTTATATCGTGCAATATTTTAGTTGTAACCACATCTGAATTTTCAACGTTTTTTTGAATTCTACATAAATTTACAGGATGTGGCATGTTCACCGTGTTAGTGCTTTGATAATGGCTAGATACAGGGGTGCAACCTGTTATAAAAATAGTAAACAGAATCCAAATTTTCACTATGCCTCCATTCTAATATTGTTTGCAGATTGATTTAGGTAACTTTTTTGTTACTGCATTGTAATGAAACGTGCGTTCCTTGACCATTTTTGATTTATGTCCTTTGAGCTATCAGCAAACCCCAATCGCATGCACCGCCGCGCCTGAACGGGCAATCTGAGCGCACCCATTTAACGGAGTGCATCAGATGTCTGATTATCATCACGGTGTCCGCGTCGTCGAAATCAACGACGGCACGCGCACCATTTCCACCGTCTCCACGGCGATTGTCGGGCTGGTCTGTACCGCCGAAGACGCCGACGCGACCGCGTTCCCGCTGAACATGCCGGTACTCCTGACCAACGTGCAGGCCGGTATTGCCAAAGCCGGTAAAAAAGGCACGCTGGCCGCGTCCCTGCAGGCGATTGCTGACCAGTCAAAGCCCGTTACCGTCGTGGTGCGCGTGGCCGAAGGCGCAACCGACGCGGAAACCATCTCCAATATCATCGGCACCACCGACGAAAACGGCCAGTATACCGGCATGAAGGCGCTGTTAAGCGCGCAGACCCAGCTCGACGTCAAGCCGCGCATCCTCGGCGTGCCGGGCCTCGATTCGCTGGAGGTGGCGACCGCGCTTGCCAGCATCGCGCAGCAGCTGCGCGCCTTCTGCTACGTCTCGGCGTGGAACTGCAAAACCGTTTCCGACGCCATGAAGTACCGCGAGAACTTCAGCCAGCGCGAAATCATGGTTATCTGGCCGGATTTCATTGCCTGGAACACCACGGCCAACGCGTCCGAAACCGCCTACGCCACCGCCCGCGCGCTGGGCCTGCGCGCCAAAATCGACAACGACACCGGCTGGCACAAGACGCTTTCTAACGTCGGCGTGAACGGCGTCACCGGTATTTCGGCGGGCGTCTTCTGGGACTTGCAGCAGACCGGCACCGACGCCGACCTGCTTAACGAAGCCTGTGTGACCACCCTTATCCGCAAGGACGGCTTTCGCTTCTGGGGCAACCGCACCTGCAGCGACGATCCGCTGTTCGCGTTTGAGAACTACATCCGCACCGCGCAGGTACTGGCCGACACGATGGCCGAGGCGCATATGTGGGCCAACGACAAGCCGCTGACGCCGGTACTGGTGCGCGAGATTATCGCGGGCATCAATGCCAAATTCCGCGAGCTGGTCAACGCCGGTTATCTGCTGGGCGCGTCGTGCTGGTATGACGAGGCGGCCAACGACAAGGATACGCTGAAGGCGGGCAGGCTGTCGATTGACTACGACTACACGCCGGTGCCACCGCTGGAAGATTTAACCCTGCGCCAGCGTATTACCGACTCCTATCTGGCGAACTTCGCCGCGTCCGTTAACAGCTGAGGACTTTTAAATGGCACTGCCACGAAAACTAAAGGGAATGAACCTTTTTAACGACGCCAACAGCTATCAGGGCGTTGTGACCAGCGTCACGCTGCCGAAGCTGAGCCGCAAGCTTGACCCGTTCCGGGGCGGCGGCATGAGCGGCGCGGCGCATATCGATATGGGCCTCGACGACGACGCGCTGGATATGGAATGGAGCATCGGCGGCATCGACGAGCTGGTGCTGACTCAGTGGGGCGCAACGTCCGTGCCGCTGCGTTTTACCGGCTCGTACCAGCGCGACGACACCGGCGAGGAAATCCCGGTGGAAATTGAGGTACGCGGAAAACATCAGGCGTTTGATTTTGGCGAGGCCAAACAGGGCGAGGACACGGAAACCAAAATCACCACCAAATGCACCTATTACAAAATGACCTTTAACGGCAAAGAGCTGATCGAAATCGACACCATCAACATGGTGGAGAAAGTGAACGGCACCGACCGTCTGGAGCAGCGCCGCAAAAATATCGGCCTCGTTTAACCCCTGCGCCAGCGCCGGGCGCTGGCCTTATCCCCTTTTACAGAGAGAACAATCATGGAAAACAAAGAAAACACCGTTACCCTGGAAACCCCGGTGATGCGCGGCGAGCAGGCAATTAATACCGTTGAGGTGATTAAGCCCAACTCCGGCGCGCTGCGCGGCACCCGCCTTGCCGACCTTGCAGGCTCGGACGTGGACACGCTGATCACCGTACTGCCGCGCATTACCCTGCCCGCGCTGACGAAGGCCGAGTGTCTGAACCTCGACCCGGCCGACCTGATTGCGCTGGCCGGTAAGGTGATTGGTTTTTTGTCGCCGAAGTCGGACGCGTAAGCTGGCCCAAAGCGCTGACCGTTAACGACCTGATGGCGGACATAGCGACGGTGTTTCACTGGCCGCCGTCTGAAATGTACGCCATGCCGCTGGCCGAACTTATCGACTGGCGGCATAAGGCCATCATTCGCAGCGGAGTAAAGACCGATGAATAACCTCAAGTTGCAGGTGCTGCTGAAGGCGGTAGACCAGGCGACGCGCCCGTTTAAGGCCATTCAGAACCAGACGAAAAAGCTGGCGGGCGGCATCCGCGACGCGCAAAGCAGCCTGAAGGAACTGGACGCGCAGGCGGCGAAGATTGACGGCTTTCGCAAATCAAGCGCACAGCTGGCCGTCACGCAGCAGAGCCTGAAGGACGCCAAAGCCGAGGCGGCCGCGCTGGCCGTGGCCTTTAAAAACACCGAAAAGCCCACCACGGCGCAGGCCCGCGCGCTGGAAAAAGCCCGGCAGGCGGCGGGCGCGTTGCAGACCAAAAGCAACGGCCTGCGCCTGTCGGTGCAGCAGCAGCGCGAGGCGCTGAACGCCGCCGGGATCTCCACCAAAAACCTCGGCAGCGAGCAGCAGCGGCTGAAAACCGCCGCCGCCCAGGCGACCGTCAGCCTGAGCCGTCAGAAAATGGAGCTGCAGCGCCTGAACCAGCAGCAGGAGCGGCTGAACCAGACCGGCGAACGCTACCGCAGGGGCCAGGAGCTGTCGGCGAAAATGCGCAACGTCGGCGCGGCCGGTGTCGGTGCGGCCACGGTTGGCGCGGTCGCGGCATCTTCCGTGCTGCGTCCGGGCTACGACTTCGCGCTGGCCAACTCCACGCTTCAGGCAACGCTCGGCATTGATAAAAACTCCGCTGACTTTCAGTCGCTGCGCACCCAGGCGCGCAGCATCGGCGACAACACGGCGGCCTCGGCCAACGACGCCGCGCAGGCGCAAATCGTTATCGCCAAATCGGGCGCGAACGTTGACGACATTAAGGCGGCCACGCCGGTAACGCTGAATATGTCGCTGGCAAACAATCGCACGATGGAAGAAAGCGCCGAGCTTTTAATGAGCACGAAAAACGCGTTCGGGCTGGCTAACAGCGAGGTCGCGCACCTGGGCGACGTGATATCCGCGACGCTCAATAAAACCGCGACAAAATTCGACGACCTGAGCGACGCCATGCCCTACGTCGCATCGGTGGCAAAAAACGCTAAGGTCAGCGCCGAGCAGACGGCGGCGATGATTGGCGCGCTGGCAAACAACGGCACCACCGGCAGCATGGCCGGGACGGGCATTCGCGCCATGCTGCTGCGCGTGCAGGGGCCGACCGGCGAGGCGTTTAAGGCGATTAAAGAGCTGGGCGTGAAGACCGCCGACGGCAAGGGCAACCTGCGGCCGTTTTTCACCATCCTGAAGGAGATGCAAAAGTCCTTTGATAAAAACAGGCTCGGCGATACCCAGCAGGCGGAATACCTGAAGACCATCTTCGGCGAGGAGGCCGCGTCGGCAGCCGTCACGCTGATGAAATCCGCCGCCAGCGGCCAGCTTGATAAACTGACGAAAACCTTTAAAGGCTCGGACGGCAGCACGGCGAAGCTGGTCAGCGTGCAGCAGGACAACCTCGGCGGCGATCTTAAAGAACTGCAGTCGGCCAAAGAGGCTATCGGCACCGATCTGTTTGACGGCCTCGATAAGACCCTGCGCTCGCTGACAAAGCAAACCACGAAATTTTTGCTGAACGTGGACGGCTGGATCCAGAAAAACCCAATGCTGGCAAAGGGGATGGCCCTGGCCGCCACGGCGGGACTGGTTTTAGTGGGCGCGATTGGTGCGATTGGCCTTGTCGCCTGGCCGGTGATTACCGGCGTTAATGCGCTTATCGGCGGCGCGGGCCTGCTTCGCACCGCCTTTACCAAAGCGGGCGAGGCTATCGTAACGGAAATGGGCCTTATTTCATGGCCGGTCGTGGCCGTGGTGGCCGCCGTGGTTGCGGGGGCGCTGCTGATCCGTAAGTACTGGCAGCCGATTAAGGCATTTATGGGCGGCGTGGCCGAGGGCTTTGCTGCCGCGGCGGGGCCAATAAGCGACGCCTTTGCGCCGCTGAAGCCCGTCCTTGACTGGGTAACTGACAAGGTAAAGGCCGCATGGAACTGGTTTAAAAAGCTGCTGGAGCCGGTGAAGTCCACGCAGGCGGAGCTGAAAAACGCCGGGGACATGGGCAAAAAGTTTGGTAACGCGCTGGCCGAGGGGCTGAAGATACCCGGCAAAGCGCTCGACCAGCTTACGAACGGCATCACGTGGATGCTGGAAAAGCTGCATCTTATCGACAGCAAGTCGGGTGATTTAAAAGACAAGGTGCCGGGCGGCGATCCGAAGGATAAGCACGACCCGGTCGCGCCGAACGGCCTGCCGTGGAGCCTGGCCGATACCGGCCCCGCCTATAAGCCGGTAACGTCCCCGGCTGCGGGCGGCTACAGCGACCAGAGCCAGAACAACTATCAGTACGATATCCACATGCATCCGGGCATGACCAAAGACGACGCGCTGGCGCTGATGGCGCAGCAGCAGGCGCGCAACGACCGCAACCGCCAGGCGCAGCAGCGCAGCAAAATGGGATGGGAATAAACATGATGATGATTTACGGGCTGCTGCCGTTTATGCGCCAGACGCTGCCCTATTCGGACATGCAGCAGAATATCGACTACCGCTGGCCCACAAACAGCCGCGTCGGGCAGCGGGCGTCGGCGCAGTTTCTCGGCGTGGGCGATGAAAAAATTACCCTGACCGGCGAGCTGCGCCCGGAAGTCACGGGCGGCGCAATCTCATTGCTGAGCTTTAAGCTGCTGGCCGACGAGGGGCGGGCATGGCCGCTGATTGGCGGCAACGGCACCATTTACGGGATGTACGTCACGGAGAACTTTTCGGCCTCGCACAGCGAGTTTTTAAGCAACGGCAGCGCGTTGAAAATCACCTTTACGCTGAGCCTGAAGCGCGTTGACGAGTCGTTAACGTCGATGTTCGGCGACCTGCAGAAGCAGGCCGACGGGCTGATAAGCGGCGCGGGCAGCCTGCCCAGCCAGGTCACATCGGTTATCAGCCAGGCGAAAACCACCGCCGCCAGCGTGAGCGCAACCGTGGGCGGGCTGCTGTCATGAGCATCAGCAGCATGGCAATACAGGCGGGCGCGCAGATGGCCCCGGACTTTATGCTGTCGGTCAACTCCAGGGACGTTACGGCCAATATCCGCGCCCGGCTTATCTCGCTGACGCTGACGGATAACCGGGGATTTGAGGCCGACCAGCTCGACCTTGAGCTGGACGACGCCGACGGGCTGCTGGCGATGCCGGTGCGCGGCGCGGTGATTAAGCTGTTTCTCGGCTGGAAAGGACAGGCGCTGGTCGGCAAGGGCGAGTTTACCGTGGACGAGGTGGAGCACCACGGCGCGCCGGACACCATGACCATCCGGGCGCGTAGCGCGGACTTTCGCGGGACGCTTAACTCGCGGCGCGAGGCGTCGTATCACGATACCACCCTGGGCGAAGTCGTGAAGCAGATAGCCGGACGCAACAAGCTAAGCCCCGTGCTGGCCGCCGGTTTCGCCACGCAGGCGGTGAGCCATATCGACCAGACGCAGGAAACCGACGCGGCGTTCCTGACGCGCCTTGCCACGCTGTACGGCGCGGTGGCCGCCGTGAAAGCAGGAAAGCTGCTGTTCCTGCGTCCGGGCAGCGGCGTAACGGCCAGCGGCAAACCGATCCCGCAGCTGAACATTACGCGACAGGACGGCGACCGGCACAGCTTCAGCATTGCCGACCGGGGCGCGTATACCGGCGTGTCGGCCAGCTGGCTGCACACTAGAGATCCGAAGCCGAAGAAGGTAAAGGTGAAGCGCAAGCCGAAGGAAAAGCACCTGCGCGCGCTGGAGCATCCGGCGGCCAGAAAGAAAAAGGCCACCGCTACCAAAACCCCGGAGGCAAAGGAAGGCGACTATCTGGCCGGCACGGAAGATAACGTGTTTACGCTGACCACGGTTTACGCCACCAAAGCCGCCGCCATGCGGGCCGCAAAGGCAAAATGGGACAAGCTGCAGCGCGGCGTCGCCGAGTTTTCGCTGACGCTGGCAATGGGCCGGGCAGATCTCTTCCCGGAAACGCCGGTAAGGGTAAGCGGGTTTAAGGCGGTGATCGACGCGCAGCCGTGGCTAATCAGCAAGGTAATGCACAGCCTGAGCGGCAGCGGCTACACGACGGCGCTGGAGTTTGAGGTGTTTTTATCTGATGTCGACTACGATACGGAAGACGGTGAAACAGGGTGATACAATCATAAATTAAAATTTGCAAGTTAAAGTTTGATTATGCAAAATCCAAACACCCCTACCCCGCTTCGCTTTTTAAAGGTTAATTCGACAATGATGCATTGCCCACTTTGCCAGACCGCTGCCCATGCCAAAAGCAGCCGCTATATCTCACGCGAGACTAAAGAACGCTATCATCAGTGCCAGAACATCAACTGCAGCTGCACTTTCAAAACACATGAAAGCATCGCGGGTATGATCGTCTCGCCAGGACAAACTAATAAGGTACCGAGCTTTACCCATAACGCGCAACAGCCTTCCCTGCTCCATTGATTATGCCCGCGAAAGCGGGTTTTTTACTCGCTTCAACGCTAAAGCCTCGACTTCTTATTGATTGCCAAAACATTCTTCATTAAGCCCTTTTGTATGAAAGCCAAAAATCAAACATTGAATACTGTTTTTATATACAGTATTTTGATGCTTTTATTTTCAGGCGGCTCTATGGCAATCAGAAAACAGAAAGATGGGAAATGGCTTTGTGAATGTTATCCACATGGCCGCGAAGGCAAGCGCATCAGGAAACAATTTAAAACGCGTACTGAAGCCATCGCTTATGAAAATTTTCAAATGGTAGAAGCAAAAACCAAGCCCTGGTTGGGCGATAAAGAAGATCGCCGTAAGCTAAGTGAGCTTATTAGTTTGTGGTACAAGCTTCATGGATGCTCACTTGGAGATAAAAAAGGCCGCCTAGGAAAATTGCATATTATTTGTCGGGGCTTGGGAGATCCGGTTGCCACATCTATAACTGCTAAAGACTGGGCACACTATCGCGAACGCCGTCTAAGCGGTTTGATTGAAAACGGTTATAAAACCAGTGAGAAATCGTTGAAAGTGAAAGTCGGTACGGTCAATCGTGAGCACTGCTTTTTAAGAGCGGTGTTTAACGAGCTGGAACGGCTGGGAGAAATTAACTATCCCAATCCGCTTAAAAATATTCGCGAATTTGACGATCCTGAAAAAGAGATGGCGTGGCTCACCGATGCTCAAATCTTACGCTTGCTTGCAGCCTGTGAACTACACGGCAACCCAGAGTTAACACTGATAGTCAAAATTTGTTTATCTACAGGCGCGCGCTGGAGCGAAGCCGCAGGGCTGAAAGCGAGCCAGATATCTCCGAATAAAATCACGTTCATTAACACCAAAGGCAAGAAAAACCGTACGGTTCCTATCGGGGATGATTTGTATAACGAACTTAAAGATAAAGAAGGCAAGTTTTTCTCAGAGTGCTATCGGCAGTTTTACCGCGTGATACGTCTGGCCGAAATAACTTTACCAGAAGGCCAGATGAGCCACGTTCTGCGTCACAGCTTTGCCAGTCACTTTATGATGGCCGGAGGTAATATCGTGGTATTACAACGCATCCTGGGGCATTCCGATATCAGGGTAACTATGCGTTATGCGCACTTTGCGCCTGACCATTTGGAAGAGGCCGTGACCAACAATCCGCTGGCAAGAATGGCTCGCCAAAATGGCGACAAAATGGCGGCACAGAATCCTACAGGGAGCAATACGGTACAATTGGGTGAGGTTTAAGTGGTTGATTTAGCTATAAGTTACTGTTTTAAAACCCCAACCAAAAAAAGACCAAAGACGATTCCTGTCTTTGGTCCAGGGGAATGGCTCTGGTAAGAGCCGTGCGCTAAAAGTTGGCATTTATGCAGGCTATGACGCCTTGCTCTTTATAAGGTAGTACAGGCGCGGGGTTTTTCCAGCTGTAGGGTTCAGGGCCAGCTAAAATATGACAGGTCTGTGATCGTAACGGCAGAAACAGTGACGAGATGGCAGGAATGGATAATTACTGCTACCGCGCTGGCCGGGCAGCCAGCGCGGTAAAACGTTTAATCACACAGCTTTTGCGCACGCTCAATAATTGGCGTCAGGCTCTTTTTCTGGCCCGGCTGCGCAGGGTCGTCAATCTGGATAACGTCAATCGGCTGGCCTTTTACCTGCCCGCTTTTCAGCTGCTGCTTTGCGATATCGTTCAGCGGATACTGCATCAGCGTGCTGGGATTAATTGCGTACAGCGCGCCGTCTTTGGTGCAGGTCAGCATCACCTCTTCGCGGTTAAAGGCCCATTTGTCCTTGCCAACTTCAAAGCGGCTGACGGTAATAACCTCTGACGCCATCGCGCTGGAACAAAAACTTAAAGCTAGCATCAGGCCGACTAATTTTTTCAT